TATCTCCAGATGATGCTTCATCTGCGTCGTCATCATCGTCATCGTCGTCAGCATGTTTGATGGAGCCATTCTCGACGGCATTTCCGATCAAGAAATATACGACATCCTTCTGTTCATCGGTGAACGTATCGAATACGTCCTGTACGGTCTTTTCGCCATCATTAGGCTTATTGGCCATATCGTCCTCCTCGTCAGTACTTTTATCGTCATTAGCAGTATGATTACTCTTATCATCTGAATGATAGAGAGTGAATCCGTCTTCAAGCATCGGAAATATACATGCTTCATCCGTTTCGGAGACGCTTCCGTCCGAATGCTTAATGGCTACATCTTCAATGTATGCCCCGGGATTTGCACCTGTTAGTACCAAACTTACTTCACGGATCATTCCATGAACGACGTTTGGACCATGTTGTTTTAGACGGTTTGCATAAATAGATAGCGCTGTAATATCACGATTGAAAACCATTTGCTTGGCATGTCGGCCATTTTCGGTATCGTTAAATTTACCATAACAATAAACGCCATCGCCACGATTTTCAAGCAGTGCATGCCCAACAACGTTTTTCGGATCATTATGCACATGCTGATATACGAGCGGAACCGTCATACCATCGTTATCTCGAAAGGCATCGTGACGAATTATGCGACCGTCTGCGCATTCGAGATCGTTTCTAGTGGCATATCCACTAAAATCGTACTCGTCATAATTAACTTTCATAAAACGACCTTTTCTCTAATAAAATGGTATTAGAAAATATGACATTAAATACCCCATCTCTAATCATCAAGTCTGGTGTGTATCTTGAAATAAGAAATGTATATACAAATATCTATTCCTTATACCATAGCTTATTGTGAAGAACGTCTTACAGATGATCTGCGTCGTCTAGTAGTACTCTTCTGCTGTTCGCTTTTGGAACTTTGTGATGAACGTCTACTATATGATCTGCGTCGTCTAGTAGTGCCTTTCTGTTGTTCTCTTTCGGCACGTTTACGATCTTGCTCTGCTTGCCTATCCCAGTATGTGAACATGGAATTATCAGCGCGGAGCTTATCAATCTCATCTTTATACTTTTGCTTGTACTCGGCGGTAAGTCGCCGCTTAGATGCCATTTTGATTTTTTTAGTCTTACCAAGCATCTTATTGATCCTTGATAAGAATTCCTTGTGGCTAAATCCTCGTCCACTTTCGCGCATGGCTTTTATGTCGGCAGCTAGTCGTTTGACATCACCAAGCATCTGTTTGTCAGTTTCTTTATTGGTTTTTTTGATAACAGCATCACGCTCATCTTCCATCTGTTTCTTAATATAGGCAGCAGCTTCTTTACCCTTTTTATTAAGACCTGCTGTGGAACCACCTTTCATAGACTGGCGCAACGCTTGTATTTGATTACGAACTTCGCGTTTACCATCGGCATCTAACTCACCGCTGGATATGCGCTTCTGTAAATCAGAAATCTGACTACGAATCCCGTTATTGTATTTTTTTACAGGGTCTTCTTCCTCTTTTTTAGAGTCGCTAGAATATCCTGGAGTACTTGCGGCACTAGTGCCATTACCTCGGGAACCGCCATAACGATTCTCATAGCCTTTTAATTCGCGAGTACGCATATAGTACTCATGAGCTTTTTCAGGATCATAGTATTTACTAGCGTAAGCCATTATTACCACTGCCCCGAATCAGATTCTAGTTCACTTTTTAATTGTTCCAAAATTATTTCACTTTGACTAAGCTCCCCAGACTCATCTTCAGAATCCATGCCATCGAGCATAGATTCTAATTCATCTAATTGCCGCGACATATCTTCTTGATCAGAGTCATAGTCACTTTCACTTTGATTTTGCATGCCAGCTTCCGGATCTACTTGATCGATCGGCATGTTCTTATTAATCAACTGATCAGACCTCGGCGAATTATTTGGCTTTAATCCAAGAACCGCTCGCAATTCATTAGCGCTAACGATCTCATTACGGCTAAGCGAATTAGCCATGTCGCCAACCTCGGTTGGAGTAACCATATCGAATGCATCTATGAAGTAGCCAATTCGTTGACCTTGTGTTCTAGCAGTTGGAGTCAGGAACTTTCTAGTAAACTCCAATTCGATAGTATCTAGTATCGGTTTTAATACCTTCTTACTATAAAGCATCATCATTTCTTGATTAGCTGTACCTCGAAATACGTCAGCACTTATACCAATCTGATTATAAAGCTGCTCGGTAAGTGCTTGAATTTGTGCCGGCAAGTCATTTTCGAGAGCTCTATTCAATTGCGTAACATGCTCAGTACTATCTATATAGGCTACACCATACTTCGATTTACTCAACTGGTCTTCAAGAGCAGCTTTTCTTTCTTCTGCTTGTGCAACCCTAGTTGGAGATTTCAAAGAATATGGTAGTTGTATGAGCATATTAAGCTTGGATGATGCTTTATCGCCATCGATCTGATCCAAAAGGTTCATCTTGTAAATAAGACGTTTGAGAGTTGAATTAGGTTCGTTCATAACTGCATAGAATGGATTCTCAATAATTGCTATTTTATTCTTTGGGAGTGTCAAAGTCTCTTTCTGACCAGTACGCTCGTTGTAAACATCTACTCGGACGGTAGACGGAAACCAATCAACAATCTTACCGGTTCTTAATGATAAAACATCGTAACTATTATTCGACACAATATCAATATCCGTATCAACTGGAACTCCAGCAACAACGCCTTCGTCAAGCATTGACAAGACCAAATCAATCCAAAAATCCCTAGAAGTTTGGTCAATATTGGCCGAAAGCGTCATGCACTCATTCAAACCACTTTTTATAGTCTCTAAATATCGATCGTTTTCATCAACACGAATGTGTTGAATCTGAATGGATGCAACATCATTGGCTATGCGAGTGTAAATAGCACTAAGTATCGAGCGGTCATTGCCGTATCGCATTCGATACCGATCTTGTCTAAAATATGTAGGAGTCTCTATATGCTGATACGAAGTTTGGTCATCTTCTATAGAATCCCGACGTTTATCCTCAGTCTGAAAGGCATTCCAGGCATTGACCATTCTAGTTCGTAATGACATTAGTCACCTCCTAACCTATAAATAGAATATCGTTACGAATATTATACCTGCACACCATATTGAGACATTATTTTAGCTTTTAGGTAATTTTTACCAATATTCAACGCAACAGCCGAAGCCGCGGTTGATAAAAGTACCGGTCCGGCTGCATTAAGCATGCTTTTGGTTCTACTTTTTCCGTTTTGTCGATATCTATTATACCGACCTCGTGCATAAGTGCCGGTACTCCCTTCGACACCTATCAAACTACCAGCAGTTGGCGCCAGTACATTTTTGTTAATCCTATTCAGTCTAGCAATTCTAAGATCTGTTTTAGCTTCATTAGACTTCGTGTGTCTATATCGGTTCTTGGCTTCACGATGACGCGCTTTTGCCTCAAGTTCTGAAACTCGTCCACGACGCCAGTCATTAATAGTGTTCCGCATAATAGGATTAGAATCGCTTTTAGCAATCTTATCTTTAAAATATTGCTGCTTTTGTCGTACACGCTTTGCGCTGCCAATACCAGCTTTTTTTATCCATGTCCCATCATAATTCTGATACCTTCTTACACCCCATCGCTGGCCTTTAACTCCGTGATGCATTAAATAAGCATGGTACATGGTTGACACCTCCTAATACAATTATTCAAAACTATCCCGGTTTGCCTTGTAAGCCACATATGCGTCCATCATAGCGGCTACACTGTCGATCTTTTGATCATTTCGTTTCTTATACAGCTTTCTATTCTTATTAGTATCTTCAAGAGTTATGCAATTTCCCATACAAAAAGACATGAGTGCTTCATCGAATAAAAGCATCCTCTCACCGGCGAGCGTTTTCAATTCTCCCAATGGAACGGATTCTGTCCTACTACCTTGTCGAACGACCTCGATGCCAAACGGCCCATTTTCGGTTTCCCATCTAGCCACGAACTCTTTAGCATTATACGGGTCGTAACCAAAGCACACAACGTCATAATTGCAACTAATAATGTGGGCATCTAAATCGGAATATACTTCCATCATATCCAGAACTGGTTTACTCAACACAATGAGGCTGCCCTCGTTAATGAACTCTTCATATTTATTCCTCATAGCAAGTGGAAGTTTATGCAACGTCAGTTCTGAAATATAACAACGAGTCTTTACTCCAAATGTGCCATCACGCATTGGGAAAAGAAAAGTAAATGCGCAGAAGTCATCACCTCTAGAAAGGTCTGCGCCCATCGCACATTGTAAAGACCAGAAATCCCGATGCTTATGCGGCAGAGTCTCTTCATAAGTAAAGAAGTACGTATAACCT